TTTCAGAGGCAACCGTTACCGAAACGGTAGAAGCCTCAAAGTCAGAAGCGACAGTAACCGCTAACGCGCCTGTTGCTTATTCAACACCTCGCGTAAACACAAACGTTACAGCGGGACAATTCGCTAAGGCACAAATCGCAGCTCTACGCGGCGATTCAGACGCTCGCGATCTCGTCGCAGCCCTTCAGGTCGCGACAGTTGCAGAAAATACAGGTATGGTCCCACCTACATACCTACGCGATGTAATCGGAGTTATCGATTCTTCACGTCCGTTTATTGATTCAATCGAGCGCGCACCCCTACCGACTTCTGGGATGAAAATTTTCACTCCTAAGCTCGGAGCCCAAGCGACTGTAGCTCTAACAGCAGAAGCCGCAGAGTTCTCATCAACAGACACAGCCGTAACTTTCCAGGAAGATACAGTAGTTAAGTTTGCGGGCGCTGGAAAGATCGACGTCGAGCTTCTCGACCGTTCAGACCCAAGCTTTCTAGACCTATATCTCCGTGAGTTGGCTGCAAGCTACGCACAGAAGACAGACGCTTACGCTGCACAGATCGCAGCACAAAACGCTACACAGTCTTCATCTTCAACCATCTATAAGGCAATCGCTCTAGGTATCGCGGACTCATTCGGCGTTATGCGCATGACTCCTAACCGCCTACTCGTAGCTAACACAGGCGGAGAAGACGGTATCGACTTTTCAGGTCTTCTCGGTGCGGTAGATTCAACAGGTCGCCCACTATACGCAGCAGCAGCGCCACAGAACGCTAACGGCCTCGTTGCTCAGGGCTCGACTTCAGGCACAGTCGCAGGACTTGACCTCGTAGTAGATCCTAACTACACAGGAGACGACGCTAACGCTAAGCACGCGCTCGTTTACCCTTCAAACGCTATGCGCTTCCACGAGAGCGGAAATATTCAGCTTCGCGCGAATATCGTCGCTAACGGACAGGTCGAAATCGGCCTTTACGGTTACGTCGCAGTAGTAAACCGCTACCCAGCAGCTTTCCGTAAGCTAAACGTAGCGTAATTTAATCATGGGGGCGGCGGTTACTCCCGATCGTCGCCCCCAGCAGTACTTAGAGAGGAAGAAATGCCTAGTATTATCACAGCTTCAGAATTACGCGCAGTACTAGGCGTTTCTTCCGCTTTATATTCAGACGCAGTTTTAGACGACGCAATTAACGCCTCGGAGACTGTAATTTTGCCTATGCTTACTACCTTCTCGTCTCCAGTAGACGCTGTAGAGCTTTCAGATAACGTAGCGACTTTTCACACTACTCTCATTCATGAATTTACAGAAGGTTCTAGCGTAGTGATCGCTGGAGTCGGCGCACCCTTTAACGGGACTCGCGTCGTAAATTCTGGCGTAACAGATAATACTTTTAGCTGCGATATCACTAACGCAGACATTAAATATAAAAACATTATTCCAGCGGGTACAGCTACCCTTACTGGCGCTTCTACTTATGTCGGTAATTCAGCAGTCGAGCAAGCCGTCCTGGCTGTAGCAGTTGAAATCTTTTCTTCTAGAGTCGCCCCAGGCGGACAGATGGAAGGTATCGACTTCACAAACGTAAGCCCCTACCGTTTAGGGCGATCACTTTTTAACAGAGTTTCAGGACTTCTAGGAAGTTATTTAGACGTCGAGACAATGGCGCAGTAATGAGTACGATTTTAGACACAGTCCGCCAGCCGCTAGCGACCGCCATTACAGGCGTAACCGCTAACGTTTATTCTTACGTTCCCGAAGGACCAATAGTTCCTTTCGTGGCAATCGTTCCAGATTCTCCTTATATCGAACTGGAAACAATTAATAAAAGTACTCTGCACATGAAAATTAATATGGTTATTTCATGCGGAGTCTCATATAACAGTAACCCAGCCTCTCTAGACAATCTAGAACAGTTGGTAGTTAGCGTTCTGAAAGTTATCCCTTTCGGGTACACAATCGGAGCAATAGAAAAACCTACGGTAACTCAGGTCGCAGCCTCTAACGTATTAGTGGCAGATATCAGAGTTTCCACCTACTACACGCAAACAAACTAAAGGAAAAACAATGGCAACCACAGTAATCACAGGTCGCGACGTTTCTCTATCTTTCACAGGTGGAACAGATGTCGAAGCCCAGGCTACAAGCGCAGTACTCACAAAGACAAACGTACGCGAGACCTACCAAACTCTAGACGGCGAAGCTTATAAGACTGTAAACGTAGAAGGCACATTCGCGCTTTCAATGCTTGCAGACTGGGGTAAGACTGGTTCAGTATGCGAGGCTCTATGGGCAGCGGCAGAAGCTCCAGATACAACAATCTCTGTAACAATGACAGCAGCTACAGGCGCACAGTTCGTTTTCCCAATTCTTCCAGAATATCCAACAGCAGGTGGAGCAGGAACAGACGCTCAGACTGTAGACTTTACCTTCAAGATCGCTAAGGGCGAAGTAGTCGAAACCTTTAGCTAAAAAATAGAAACGGGAGTAAAATGCAACAGAACATAACAATTAAATATATCGATGGGACGGAAGATACCTTCATGGTTCGTCCGCCAGATTACGCCCGCTGGGAGATGGCCACTAAAAAGGTTATCTCTCAGTTCGGCGGGATGTACGACATTCTATTCGTAGCTCATAGCGCTATGAAAAGAGAAGCTGGCGGTAAGCCTACTAAGTCTCTAGATATCTGGATGGAGTCAGTCCTAGATCTAGAAGTAGGTGCAGAAGACCCAAAAGTCACCCCAGGGGAAGCGTAAGCCGTCTCCTGGTAGAACTGGCGATAGCTACTCAGATACCTGTATCCGAGTGGAGAACAGCCGAAGACATTTTAACCGCTATAGAGATTTTAGAAGAGAGGAATCGTGGCTAACGAAAAAATCGGCTTCGATCAAACCGAACTTCGAAAAGTCTTCGCGGCTTTAAAGGCGATGGACGAGGAAGCTACAGAAGAGGCTAAACGCCAATCTGGAGCCCTAGCAGAATACGCTAGAGCGGAAGTTATCTCGTCCTCGCAAAGTCTTAAAAATAACAAGGTTTCGAGCAGGATCGCCCAGGGATCTAGGGTGAAGAAGTCTTCTAAGATAGGCGAAATTACTTATGGTTTCGCTTCTCAGAAATTCTCAGGTGGAGCTACTACCAAGGATATCTGGGGCGGTACGGAGTTCGGTTCGAACAAGTTTAAGCAGTTTCCCGTTTGGTCAGGACGTGAAGGCAGAGGTTCTAGAGGCTGGTTTATTTATCCAACCCTTAGAAAGATCCAGCCCGAAATCGTCGCTAGATGGACTCAGGCTTTCGAAAAGATTTTAAAGGAGTGGTAAAACATGGCTGGTACTAGTAGAGCCTTAACCCTTAAACTCCTTGCAGACGTTGATAACTTTACTAAGGGCGTAAAATCAGCAGATAAAGACGTCTCGACTTTTGGGGACAAAGTAACTAAGTTCGGTAAAGTAGCGGGAGCCGCTTTTGCTGCCGCTGGAGTCGCTGCCGCTGCCTATGCTGGAAAACTATTGGTCGATGGCGTAAAGGCTGCGATCGAGGACGAAGCAGCCCAGGCTAAATTGGCTACTACGATGGAGAACGTAACGGGCGCTACAGAAGCCCAGATCGCGGCTATCGAGTCGCAGATTACTAAGACGTCCCTTTTAACGGGCGTTACAGACGATGAACTACGCCCAAGTTTCGAGAGGTTACTCAGAAGTACACAGGACTCAGAGGAAGCCCTTAAACTTCAGCAGCTCGCGCTAGATATTGCAGCAGGTAGCGGTAAGTCATTAGAAGCCGTTACGAACGCTTTAGGTAAAGGCTTAGACGGTTCTACGGCCTCACTAGGTAAGCTAGGTGTAGGACTTACGGCCGCCGAACTTAAAACTATGTCTATGGAGCAGATCACGGCTAAACTAGCGGAAACCTTCGGCGGACAGGCGGCAGAAAAAGCCGATACTTTCGCAGGTAAGATGGACCGTCTAAAAGTCGCTTTTTCAGAAGGTAAAGAAACCGTAGGATCTTTCGTTCTGGACGCTATTACTCCGATGGTAAGCGGGTTCGTTAATAGCGTTATACCCGCCGTTCAAAAACTATCAGAAGAGCTAGGCCCTAAGCTTACGCCTATCTTCGAAGCGCTTACAGGTTATATTCGAGATTATGTTATCCCTACTTTTAAAGATATCTGGAGCTTTATAACAGAGTTCGTAATTCCAGCTATTAGCACTTTCCTAACCCCAATTATTAATGGTTTGCGCTCAGCTTTCGAAAAGGTAACTTTAAAGATTCAGGAGAACGCGGATAAGCTCGCGCCACTATTTACGCTATTTAAAGCCGTTGCAACGTTCGTAAGAGACGTTTACGCCCCAGTAGTAGGTAAAATCCTGGGTGCAGCATTTAACACCCTAGGAACGGCTGTAGGGATCGTAATCGACCTTTTCGCTAACCTAGTAAACGTGGTAAATACAGCCTTTAACGCTATTAAAGCCATGGTTAATTTCATTCGAAATAACCCAGTTACTCAGGCTATAGGCGGAGCGATCGACGCAGTATTCGGCGGGGGTCGAGCTGCGGGGGGTCCAGTATCTTCTGGTACGGCTTATGTAGTAGGCGAAAAGGGACCAGAATTATTCGTCCCTAATACCAGCGGCTTAATCGTCCCTAACGGCGGAACTAACAAGGGGCTAAACATGGGCGGCGGTAACGGCGGCTCTACGATTAACCTAACAGTTAATGGAGCGATCGACCCAGAATCAACAGCCCGCCAGATAGTTTCTATTCTTAACGGATCCTCAGCTAGAGGGACTCTAGGAAGTTTGGCCTTTAATACATGACCGCCTGGACGCCTGAATATCTAGTAAAGATTAACGGTACAGTAGTAACGGACGTCACACTAGCAAACCTCACGATCACTTCTGGCCGTACCGACATTTACTCACAGCCCGTCGCGGGCTATTGCCAGGTGCAGTTGATTAACTTTAATAATCAATCTTACCCATTTAACGTAGGTACAGGGCTAACCGTCGAGGTAAAGAACTCTAGCGGGACTTTTATCCCTATCTTCGGCGGATACATTACAGACTATGGAACTTCGGTTAATAATGCTGGCGCGCTGGGATCGACCACCCTTTTAACTATCGTGGCCTTAGGAGCCTTATCTAAGCTTCCTAAATTTATTGATCCTGGAGTCTTATCTAAGGACTATGACGGCGACCAGATTTATACCTTGCTTAGCGGATACCTTTTAGGCCAATGGAACGAAGTACCAGCCGCTCAGACTTGGGTTACTTATAACCCTACCGAGACTTGGGCAAACGCGGTAAATATTGGCCTAGGAGATATTGACCGTCCAGGTGATTACGAAATGATCGCCCGTAACGCAAGCTCTACAGACATTTATAGCCTGGTTAACCAGATCGCTACTTCGGCTCTAGGTTATATCTATGAAGACGCCCAAGGTCGTATCGGCTACGCGGATAGCACCCATAGGCAAGATTACCTAGCCGCTAATGGCTACGTCGAACTGGACGCGGGGCACGCACTAGCTAGTGGAATTTCGACCACGGTTAAATCTGGCGATATTCGAAATAAATACACTATCGCCTACGGTGCTAACGCTTCTTCAAGCTACACAGCCGAAGATCTCCAGAGCCAGTCTTTATTCGGCCTACAGGCCCAGAGTTTTACTTCTAATATCGATAAGGCCGTAGACGCGGAAGCGGTGGCAGATCGCTATATAGCTCTGAGATCGTTTCCTTCGGCTAAGTTTGAGTCGATTACCTTCCCGCTGGGAAACCCTGAAATAGACGATACGGACCGAGACGCGCTTATTAATGTATTTATGGGTATGCCCGTCTGGATCCAAAATTTACCTAATAATATTAATGACGGCAGCTTTCAAGGCTATATCGAAGGCTGGACCTTCCGAGCCTCATTTAATGATCTTTCGCTAACGTTTAACGCTTCTCCCGTAAACTTCTCCCAAGTTGCGGTAAAATGGGAGCAAGTAAACGCAGCGGAAACTTGGAATACCCTTTCCAATACCTTAACCTGGATAGACGCGATAGGAGTCGTAGCCTAATGGCAACAACAACAACCAATTTTGGCTGGGACATTCCCCAGTCTACAGACCTGGTAAAGGATGGCGCGACCGCTATCGCTGCACTAGGACAAGATATCGATACAGCACTAGTAGACCTTAAAGGCGGAACTACTGGACAAGTCTTAGCTAAGGCTTCTGGAACAGATTTAGATTTTAGCTGGGTAGCTGTTGATCCACTTACAATTTTAGACGCCAAGGGCGATCTTATTTCCGCTACAGCGGCAGATACTCCAGCCCGCCTTGCAGTAGGCACAAACGGCCAAGTTTTAACCGCAGACTCTACGGCGGCTACAGGCTTAAAATGGGCAGCACCAGCAGGTGGTGGAAAAGTGTTACAGGTCGTAAATGCTCAGTACTCTACGCAAACGTCGACAACTTCAACCACCTTCGCCGATACTGGATTAACCGCAACAATTACGCCAACTTCGGCAACATCTAAAATTCTAGTATTTGTTAATCAAGTCGGATGTCATAGAAATTCAGGCACAAACGGCGCTTTACAATTGCGTTTATTGCGTAATTCGACATCCATTATAACTTTTGAAAAATATCTTGGTTACAATGGTGGAACCGTTGAAATTAATGCTGGTTCAGCGTCTACAACTTATCTCGATTCTCCAGCGACAACCTCAGCTGTAACCTATAAAACACAATTAGCTACAGATTTAGGTGGCTTCAGTTTAGCAGTTCAAGCAAACGGCGGAACTTCTACAATTACTCTTATGGAAATAGGTGCATAACATGGCAACAGGCGCAGAAGTTCTTACAATGCTTATCCCAAAGGGTGGGTGGGCTATTTCTGGTGACGATTTTGAAAGCATTACATTTATAGAAGCTAAGCCTATAACAAAAGCAGCTTTTGAAGCAGGTTTCGCTAAAGTCGACGCTTGGAAATTAGAGCAAGAAACACTTAAAGCTAACGCTAAAGCTGCACTTTTGGAGCGTTTGGGTATTACCGAAGATGAGGCTAAACTTCTCCTCTCATGAAACCTAAACTAAGTCATGCCGCTATTCAGCTTCGCGAGCAGATCGACGATTCATTTATGGACCGCGACAGAACTAGCGACGGATGGATAGGCGATACTCGCCATTCAGCCAGAAAATCGGACCATAACCCCGACGTTGACGGATGGGTAAGAGCTATAGACATAGATCGAGATCTTATGGGTAAAAAGGGTAAGCCTGACCTTATGCCAGATTTAGCCGATCAAATTCGTTTAGCCGCTAAGCGCGGGGAGAAGCGTATAGCCTACATAATTTTCGATGGCAAGATCGCAAGCCATAGAGCCCGCTGGTCCTGGAGACAGTACGACGGTATTAATAAACACGTTAAGCACATGCACGTTTCGTTTAACGTATCGGGAGACACAGATCGAAAGTTCTTTAATATCCCAATGTTAGGTGGAAAATAAATGGAAGCTATTATTTACGCGACACTAGGTTTAATTGCTATTCCTGTAATTCGCACAGCTATTAAGTCATATCGCGCTAAGAAAGCTGTAGCCGATATCGTGGTAGACGCCCTAGAAGCTGCCGTAGACACGGTCGAAAAGAAAAAGTAATGAGCGCTGTAGATATTGCAGCCGTAGGCGTAGGAATTGTTACAGTCCTAGGGGGCGTTGCTGCCTTTCTACAGTTTCTTGTTAAGCATTACCTATCAGAACTCAAGCCTAACTCTGGTTCGAGCCTTCGGGACTCAGTAAACCGTTTGGAGACACGCGTAGACAAAATCTACGAAATGTTGCTGAATAAGGGAGAATAAAACCATGGCAAGGAAAAAAGTAATCGACCTCGATACTTATAACGCTTTAGACGCCTGGGCTATCGCTCTACATGAGATGTATAGAGCATTACGCAGGGCTGGGTTTGCGGTAGATATCGCATTAAGCATTATTCAGGACCGAGACGCTTACCCAGACTGGATCCTTCCATCGATCCCTGACAGAGTGGATCGCCTACCATATGAGGATGACGAAGACGAGGACTAATGAAAAGAACGGTAGTTTTACCCGATCTCCAATGCCCGTACGAAGACGCACACCTTGTTAATAATCTTGCAGCTTTTATTAAAGCTTTTCGCCCCGACGCTGTCTGCACTATTGGAGATGAAATCGATCTCCCACAGATCTCCAGATGGACCGAAAACACCCCAGGCTGGTACGAGCAGACCCTAGCTTCTGATCGAGATCACACGGTCGAGGTTCTATGGAAACTTACAGAGCATGTTAAAGAGGCCCACATGATCCGCTCTAACCACACGGACCGCCTTTATAACGTAATTATGAAGAAGATTCCCGCCTTCCTTTCATTACCAGAGCTGCGCTTCGAAAAATTTATGAAGCTTGACGAATTAGGAATCACCTTTCATAAAGACCCCTTCCACATAGCTAAAGGCTGGATCGCTATCCATGGAGACCAGGGCGGGCTAAACCCTAACCCAGGCATGAGCGCCCTTAACCAGGCGCGTAGACATGGACTAAACGTCATTATGGGACACACTCATAGAGCGGGCCAGAGTGCCTTTTCCGAGGCTTCTAACGGGCGTCTGGGACGCGTTCTCCGTGGGGTCGAAGTAGGGCACGCTATGGCTTTAAAGTCCGCTAAATACGTCGCTACGCCTAACTGGCAACAGGCTTTTTCTGTAGTTACCGAACATAATAAAAACGTTCAGGTGGACCTAATCTACGTCGAAAAGGACGGTACTTTTCTGGTACATGGCCGCCGCTATGGACGACCTAGATAACGATATTTCTCGCACTATAGACGACCACATAGACGAGGCCGAATCGTTACCATTTCGTTACCAAAAATAGCTAGATTAGGTTATTAACTTATGAGAAGGTTATTCCTGTAGGCAAGTAAACCTACAAAAGGGAGAAAAAATGTTTGATCCATCATTAGGCGACACTCTAGTTATGCTTTTAATTGGTGCGCTATATTTCCACCTAGGCCGCTCGGTAGGTATTCGCGTAGGTTACTTAAAGGGCCGTAAGGCTGTACAGTCCTATTACGAAAAGAAGGAAAGGGTTAAGGCGTGAGAGCTAGTGAAGTACTTTTATCAGCGACAGACATTATCGGAGACCGAGGACGGGTTTACGGTCATCCTAGAATTAATCAAACTAGAATCGCGCTTAGACTCCAACAAATGCTGGAAATTCCAGTCACAGATTACCAGGCATGTTTGGCGATGGTCGAGGTCAAGCTCGCAAGACTTCAAGAGACCCCAGACCATATCGACAGCTATATAGACGCTTGCGCCTACCTGGCGCTGGCTTGCGAACTATCAACAGAGGGAGACGAGCTTTATGTTTAAATGGGATGAGCTAGAAGATCTAAAGAAGGCCGCGCTAGATCGAGACGCATTTACAGAAGTAGTTATTTATCAAAACGAGCAGATGTTAAGAGAATTAAAGTCTATGGCCTGGCGGCTAAAGGAGCTAAACGAGAAGAATGTTTAACTTAGACGATTACGAGACAGTAGAAGAGCGCTTAGTCAAATTCTGGAAAGAGAACGTAAATGGTCAGATCCACACTAAATTACTTGACAGCAGTTCGGGACGGTTTATCGTTGAAGCTTCTATCTTTCGCACGGAGTCAGATCTTCGACCATGGGCTACTGGACTGGCAGAAGAAACCATCCAGGGGCGCGGTGTCAATGCGACTAGCGCGCTTGAAAATTGCGAAACTAGCGCTATCGGTCGAGCGCTCGCTAATGCGGGTTACGCGACGAAAGGTAAAAGAGCTAGCCGCGAAGAAATGGGAAAAGTAGTTCAAGCTACCGAAGTAAAGGCTAAAATCGATGAAGTAAAGGCTAAAATGGCTAATACTTCTGGCGAATATATACCAGTACCGAAAGAAGAGGATCCGTGGACTATCAAATCTTCGACTATGCCGCCCACAATGGGGGAAGCTGTTGCGACGGTGAAAGAGATAATTGGCGGCCAGACAGAGAAGGATATCCCGCGCTGCGCCCATGGGGATATGTTTTGGAAAACTGGCACTACTAAGGCGGGCAAGCCATGGGGTCATTTTAAATGCCCTTACGCTGTCACGGGCGAATTAACTAGGTGTCCAGCTCCTAACGATGTAATTTGGTACGAGATTAACAAAGAGGGCGCCTGGCAGCGCCAGAAGGGGCGTTAATTATGGGACGCTTACAGTTTATGAATCAAGACGGAGACTGGGAGTCATTTCCTACAGAGGATGAGATTCACCGTTCTAAAGAGGTTATAGCAATCTTAGAAGAGTTTACGTTTACTACTAGATGTTGCTTATGTAATGAGTCAATTCCTTACAAGGACATAAAGGTAAACCTAAATAATAAGAGCTGGTCCTGTTCTAAGTGTCATGCTGTAAATGGCCTCACAAAGCCGTAAATACCGAGGGTTCTCGACAGAACGCATAGTCGCCAAGTACCTTTCGTTTTGGTGGCCTCATGCGGACATCGGTCGAGGGGCTGGAAAAGATATAACTCATGTCCCGTTCGACATGGAAGTTAAAGCTAGATCGGCGTTCCAGCCTAAGGCGTGGATCGATCAAGTCACTAAGCGAGCGAGCAAGTTTGGGGACTTGCCAATCGTAGTTAGCCGTTTAAATGGTCAAGGGGAGAAGAGTCCACAGGACTACCTGGCCT